GGTTTTTAAGGGACTCGACAGGGTGACCCACATACTCTTCCCAAACACGCTTGGTGACCCCTAAATTCGTTTCACCACCTGGGTCGTTAGGATTGTTTACCCAGCCACCCTCAGACTTTAATACTAATTCTAAACACTCTTTAAAATCACTCATTTCTTCATCATTCCTTCTAATTCCTTTGTTTTGTCTTTGCTGCCTTGACTTGAGCCAAAATAAAAGGAAAGAACTTGTCCAGCAGAACTAGTGATAAACCCTAATGCAAAAATAATCATTTGTTGTTGGTCGGCAGCTACATCAATAAATATCAATATTCCAATAAATAAAAATGCTAAAGCTACTGTGCCTAAAGCTAGAATTGGAACTACGGCTTTGTCTAATTTGGTAGAGTTTTCACTTGTGGCAACATCAGCGTATGCTTTTCTTGCGGAATCTCGGTCTTGTTGGTCTAATTTAGCGTATTCAAGGTCTAATTCCTTGAGCTTCATTGTCATCTCTGGGTTGCCTGTGAGGGCTTGGGTAACCCCTTCTACAGTAGCGTCATCTATACCCAATTTAGAGGCTATCCAACCTACCGCAGCACCTCCAGCAGGCCCAGCTACCGCAGTAGCTAAAACAGGCGCTATGCCCTTTAAAATGCCTAATAAGGTGTCCATCATTTAATACCCCAAGTTAAATACCACGCTATCCATGCTGCCGCCAAAAAACACCAAAACTGCACTTTTTTGACTTTGCTTAAATCTTCGTCAAACTGTTTCTTTTCTAATTCTTCTAACTTCTCAAGCTCAGTCTTTATCTTCAAAACTTGCTCCCAATCTTTACTGCCGTATTGCTTTACAAACTCTACTTTTAACTTATATTCTTCTTCGGTAATTAAGCGTCTATGGCGATATTCTGCAAGGGCTTTATGTATGGCTAACTGTTTCTTAACTTCAGCCTGGCGGACTGCTATTCGTCTTTCTTGGGCTTTTTGCTTGGCGACATCCAATCCATCGTGCTGTATGTTTTCAATAGATTTAGATAAGCTCTTGCTTGCGTCTCTGCTTGCGTCAAGGCTTCTTGAAAGTCCTTTAATACTTTCTGGTAGTCCATATTCCACATTTATTTACCCAATACAGAGTGAGTTACAAAGCCAACAAATGTAGAAAATGCTGACACGATTGCCATGCCCATCCAAAAGCCACCTTTGCCTTTATTGGCAAGCTCTAAAAGCTCTTCCATGCCTTCTTCTAGCTTATCTACTTTTTGGGTTAAGGTATCAACCTTTTCCCAAAGCTGTCCGTAGCGCACAGGGTCAATTTCAAAAGACATATCACTTTGCTTTCGGCTTGCGAGTAGTTGCTTTAGGGACAGTTTTTCTTGCTACTTTTTTGGCAGCAGGTTTTTTAATAGGCTCAATTTCAATTTTAGGTTGAAAGCCAAATTTGTCTAATATCCAGGTAAATGTAAAGTTCATGGTTTACTCGTAAAGAATGTTAATAGAACCAGCGTCAAAAGTATCAGTACCGTTTACTGTTGTTACTCGTACATTGGTAACTGTTCCTGCCAAAGCATTTACACCACTTTGCACCACCATTGTTGAATTATCGGTTCTTGCACAAGATGAACTAGAAACCCATGTATTGCCAGTTACATTGGTAATAACCATTTGACCTGACCATGTTGCGGCTGTTGCTGGCATTTGTGCCATTACAAAACCTGAAGTATTTGATGCACCTGTAGCTATTGTAATTGTTCCTAAAAGCGAAAAAGCACCAACATAACCTGATGTTACTGCGGTATTAGAAACACCAAGCTGAACGATAATGTTGCTTGTTCCAGTAGCGTTAGTTGAAACTCCATTAAACATTACGGTAATGCGTTTTGCACCAATAGGAATACTTGCAAAGTCAATGTTTGTGCCTGATGTAGATAAAACAACAGTACCGCTATTAGGTACACCGCTAGTAGCTAAATTTGAACCGTCTAAAGTAATAGCCATAATTAAGCCTCTTGGGTTGGTTCTACTGTAGGTTCAGCAGGTGTTTCAGCTTGTGCGGCTATTGCGGCATCATAAATAGCCTGTTCTTCTGCCGTGTATTCAACTTGAGTAGTTGTGCCAGTTTCTAAATCTACTACGATTCTGTGTGTCATGATTAACCTTCGTAAAGAATATTGATTGAGCCTGCGTCAAAAGCGTCTGTGCCATTAAAAGTAGTGATTCTTATTCTGTCAAGAGTTCCTGATGTAGTTTTAGAGCCTTGACTAAAATTTTGAACTACAGTATCACTTCTAGCAAAAGCACCATTAGCAACCCATTGATTGCTACCAATTAATGTTAAAACTATAGAACCGTGATACACAGATGCCGCAGAAGAACCAGCAGTAATTCCAAAACCAGTTGTAAAACTTGCTACTGCTGATGCACCACCATTTTGAATATAACCGCCAGCACCCAAATATCCCGTTGCTTCGGCAGAACCTGAACCAATTTGTATTAATGGAATACTTGTTCCATTAGTACTAACACCATTTAACATTACAGTAATACGCTTAACCCAAGTAGGCAAACCAGTAAAATCAATACTTGTGCCTGAAGTAGAAGCTACGGCTGTACCACTTGTAATTTGACCATAAGCACCAGTAGAGGCTACTGTAAACTTAGTAGTGCCATTAGATTGAATTTCTACAGTACCGCTAGTATCAGCAGTTTGGACTAATCCTGACGATGTAGATGCGTTTATAGTTACAGACATTTTCTATTCCTTATTCGTACAAGATGTTGATTGAGCCTAAGTCAAAAGTGTCAGTTCCACCTGTGGTAGTAATGCGAACTCTGTCAAGAACACCACCAAGAGCAATAAGACCAGCTATAGGCATAGAAAAAGGAGAAGCTAATGCTGTAGAAAGAACTCCTTGACCTACCCATGTATTTCCTGTGACATTTGTAAATTGAATTGCACCACTAAATACATTACTAGCATTAGCTGATGGAATTACAAAACCTGCTGTTGAATTGGCTACAGAAACCGCAGTTGAATCTTGTAATCTTGCACTACTTGAAACATAACCCGTAGTTGTTACTGAACCAGCGCCTAATTGAACTAAAGGTATTGAAGTTCCGCTAGTAGATACGCCAGCAAACATTACAGTAATTCTGCGTACATTGGCTGGAATACTTGTAAAGTCAATAGAAGTACCGCTAGTGCTTGCTACCGCAGTACCGCTATTTAGCGTACCCAATGTGCCTGTAATCATAGGCAAAGTTTGCGTATAAGTACCAGCAACGGTTGGGGCGGCTACTGTAATAGCACCGCTTGTATCACCTGAAATTACGACTGAACTCATTTTGTTTATCCTTTAATTTCGTCTATTTTACAAGATTACCCAGCGTTGAGTGCTAGGAACTGTTACAGTTTGACCAGAATTGATGGTAATAGGGCCTACAGAAGAAGCATTTTTACCTAATGGCAAAGAATAACTTGTAGTTACAATAGTAGTATTTTCCACAAATACTTGGTCTGTGCCACCGCCTGTAGCGCCACCACCAATAGATGACCATGCGCCATAGGTATAACTACCACCTGTTGCATTTGCGCCAGGATTTGACCCCATTACATAAGAAAACTGGGTAGCACTTACATAAGTGATTGAAAACGAACCGTTGTAAGCACTAGGAGAAGCTCCTGAAACAGTTACTAAAGCGCCTGTAGAAAGACCATGAGAAGCTGTTGTAGTGACTGTAGCAGTAGTAGTTACATAACTAATACCTGAAATGGTTTGACCAGTAAGACCACTTGAATAGCCTTCATAAGCGCCAATGCTAGTGTTATAACGAATTTCACCAGCAGCAGGGGTAGCAGGTCTTTGAGCAGTTGTTCCACTAGGAATCTTAATAAAGCCAGTAGAAGAACAGGTTACATCACCTGTAAATGTAGGGGTAGAAAACTGGGCATATTCAACAGAATTACCAGCTACTGTGCCTGCGGCTAAACTAACAATCTTATTGCTATTAGCGTTTAAATTGCCTGTCATTGGGGTTTGACCATCAGCCGCCAAAGAGCCAGTTAAAGCTGCTGCTATGTCAGCCATAGTGCCATTAGCCCAAACTGTAGCAATAGTTGAGCCTGGTACTACAGGGTTTGTTGCTGGGAGCACATAGACTCCGCTACCGTTTCTACTCATTTTTCTGTTCCTTTAACCTTTTTTGTGGATTTTCCACCCATTCTCATTAATGCTGCAATTTTTTCTATTTCGCCTTTTTTCATCCTTGTAGCAGCCATTTTTGAGCCTATTGCACCAGCCGTAGCAGCCAAACCTAATGGTGCGCTTGCAGCAGTAGCCAATATAGAAGGAATAGATGAAACTGCGCTAGTAGGGGCAAATCTACCAAATTGACTTAATATGTTTTGAACATTGCCACCTTTGGCAGCTTGCCTAATAGCTTGTTGTTCTTCAGCAGTAAATAAACGCATTTTCTTGCTATCTTTAGCAAAAGCACGAAGCTGATTAGTCAATGACTTTTCTACGCCCATGCCAGCTTTGTCCAATTCTGCTCTTTCAAGCATATCGGTAAATGTTTCAGATTTACGAAGTTTGCTATAAGTTTCTCTAGCTTGTTGCCAAGTTTTAGCACCTTCAGAAGTTTTAGAAGCAATAGCTTCTGGGCCAGCATTAACAATGTAATCGTCAAATTTATCTTTAAGAACAGTTGCCAACATTCTTTCTTTAGGGTTTTTACTGCCTTGACCATTAACAATAAATTCACGCAAAGATTGTAATTCCAACATATCTTTGGGTCTTTTGGTGTTTTGAAGTTCTTGCAAAGCAATTTTAATATCTGGATGCAATTTAGGGTGATAACCAAGTTCACGCAAACTAGAGCCAATTTCATTCATTTCTGCGCCAAATGCAGCAGGTTTAAATGCTGTGCCAGATGCTTTAGTTTGAGCATACAATTTGGTTGCATTTTCAGCTAAAGTTTCCGCAGTAGGGGCAGCAGCAACTATACCTTTAGGTACAGATTCTGTAACCCTTAAAGCCTCTGCCATTTTATTAGCAACAGGTTGAACATTTTGCACTACATTAGAAGCTGCTTCTTTAACAAATGGCGATGAAGCCCTAATGGCTTGTGAAAAAGATGGAATTTCACCAATGCCAACTTTACCAATATAAGGAGGTAATTTAAAAGCCTCTAAAGCGCCTCCAATAGATTCTAAAGCATTAACAGAAACAGGAGAGCTAGGTACAAATTGTGTATTTCTTCTAGCTTGTCTGTAATATTCATTTTGGGCTTCTGGACTACCACCTTCCATAACATTTCTACCAACCGCATACATCATAGATGCAGGTTGTGAAACAATGCCACTAGCTATGGTTGCAGGCACTTCATACAAAGACTTTACCTTGTCCATCATAGATGTTTGAGGTTCAGGCTGATTGACTGTTGGGCGAACATATTGACCAACAACAGAAGGTACATCACCAGTTACATAATTAGACTGATTTGATGGTACTACGGCAGTTGGGGGAGGCGCTTTTGTAGGTGATGGTAGCTTTTTTAAAGCAGATTCCATCGCTTCCTTTGACATTCCGTCAGGAAACTCTACAGGCCCTACTCCAACAATATCAACCGTTATAGTCATTATTGATTTACCCAGCTATTTGTTTGTGGATTCCAGCGTAATGCAGGCTGGTTTACAGGGCTTCTATATTCTTTAGAAACACCAGCCTTGTTCTTAGCCAACTCCATACCACGCTGTAAATTTTCTTGAAATTCTCTAGCGTATTTAACAAAGTCTTTTTCGTTTTGAGCTTTATCAAGTTTAAGCAATGCTTCGGTAGCTTTTTGACCTTCAACTTCAGTAATTTGACCACCACCTTTAAGTCTTTGAAAAGCATCCAAAAACGCTTGGCCTTTAATTGATTTGTATAAAGGTTCAAAAGAAGCTGTTTCAGTACCCTCAATAAATCTAAGACCAGGAAAACCTGCGCCAACATAAGATTCAAAACCACCATGAGGTTGTTTGCCTTCTACATATTTTTTACTTACTGGGTCATATTTTTGATAAACAATTTCACCTTTGTCATTTAAGCGAGCATCGCCAATCATTTCATCAATGGTTTTGATTGCCATATTAGCTTGCTCTAAAGCTCCTGGAAGCGATTTTAAATCTGTTTGACGCTGTTCTTCACTTTTTGCAAAAATTTGTTTATTAGCTTCACTTAAATCTTTGGGCGACATACCAGGCCTATTCATTGCACTTACAGGTACAGCGTTACCAGTAGCAGTAATAGCTTGATTGCCAACTTGATTAGACATTGGTGCTGCTGCAACACGATTGTTTACAGGCATTGCATTTTGAGTAGGAACACTTTGAACGGGAACATTAGGAACGACTTGAGTTGGCGATACTCCTACTACTGGTGGACTTTGCACATAAGATTTTGGTGCGCTACTAGGAGGAGTCATACCAGTTTCGTAAGTAAATTTAGCAGCTTCTAATGGTGTGTAAGCTGGTTTTGTACCACCTTCAACAAAAGTTGATTTTACATCGGGAGAATTATAATTAACCCAACCAGTTCTAACACTTCCATCAGGTTGTGGCATTTCTGCTTTTTCCCATTTAGGGCCTTCAGTCATGCGCTTTAATCCCATTTGACGCAATATTGGGCTGTAAGAACTTGCAGCAAATAAATTAGCTTGGTCAGGATTTCCAGGGACGGCAGCTTGAGCCGCTATAGGCGCTTGGTAAGCAGTAGGTTTAGGAATGTCAACTGTGTATGGCCCTGCCAATTCTGTAGTTTTTGCAGGCATAGCAGCAACAGCTTCAGTACCTTTAAGAAGCTGATTGTATTTGCCAATATCAGAAATTTCTTGATTGCGTAATTTTTGGGCTAATTTAGTAGCTTCAGTATCACCTTGTTTAGCAAGATAAGCGCCAGTCAACATATTTACAGCAGGTTGCAATGCTTGTAAAAAATTAGGAGCAACATAACGACCACTAATCATTTGACCTTGTGGTTGTTGGTTTTGTTGCATTAATATAGCCGCCATTTGTTGTTGGCGATTTAATGCTTGTTGCTGAGCAAAATCTTCTGGCGACATTGTGCCAGCTTGAGTAAGGTTTAATTGGTTTAATTCGTTTGCCATTGCAATTCCTTATTCAATACCTGATGAGCCTAAGAACGCACCATTGTCATAATTGGCGTATGGGTTTTGCCAGTTAGGCGTTTGTTGATTACCCATCATTCCAGGGTTTTTACTACGCAACATTGATGCCATAGCCATTGGGTTTAATCCGCCCATTCCTTTGCCATAACTTGCGCCAATATTTCCAGCATTTTGCATTTCTTGTTGTTGTTGTTGCATCAACTGATTATGCAATGCTTGTTGTGCACTAATGTTTTGAAATACAGGGGTTAAACCTGAAACATCTTGCATTTGAGCATAAAGTGTAGAGTAATCGTTAGCCATATTAACCCCTTAAAATAGAAGCAGCGCCTAATGTGCCGCCTAATCCCATTAAACCACTCATCATTCCAGCGTTTTGTGCTTGTTGTGCGTTATAAGCACCCATATTAGCGTTGTAACCTGCTTGTGTAGCACCTAAAATATCTGCGCCAGTAGTTGTGGCTTGTTGTGAAGGATTAATGTAACCAGGTGCGGTAAAGGCTTTTACATTAGAAGCATAGTTAAATGGTGCATTAAGGTTTGTTGTATATGTGCCTTGTTGCTGACCATATTGCTGTTGATTTGCAGCAAGACCTGTTTGAGTGCCTTGAACTACAGCGCTTGTCATTAAATCATTTTGTTGTTGGTCAAATGCTCGTTTGGCGTTCATGTAAGCCTCAGAGCCTACTGGAATACCTTGATTAGCCATTGTTGCGTCAAATTGCTTGTTTTGCATAGCAATCTGTGGCTGCAATCTGCGCATGATTGAGTCAGTCATTGTTTCGCCAGGATTAATACCTATAGAAGGCAATCCTTGAGGATTAAATTGACTAAAATTAAAATTGCTTACAGCGCTTTTAGATTTATCTACAGCACCTTGTAATGATGGGTCAATAGATTGAGTAGCAGTCCACATTGGATTGCCATAAGGGTCTGTGCCAGATTGCGTATATCTTAAATTACCATAAGGAGTAATTTGATTTACACGATTGGCGGCTGTTGCTGCTCTAGCAGCCTCAAGGTTTCCTTGTGCTGTAGCTTGTGCAGCGCCTGTATAATCAGGAGTTGCTGGCGCAGATGGGCCAGGCATAAGAGCAGAACCAGCGCCCATACCAAGACCAGCGCCAATAGCTGCGCCTGCTGGGCCACCAACCATAAAGCCTAAACCACCTCCAACTAAACCGCCTATTCCTCCACCACCACCCATGTCAATCTCCTTTTAAAGGCGCTTTTAAGTCGAGCCATCGACAATTTTCACGCCTCATAGCTAATATCACCAAATCGCCATCAATATGGGCATCTTCGATATACGCTTTATCAACAAAACCAAGGTGTCGGTCTAACTTCAAGGCTTCTTCATTATTAGAAGAAACCGTTGCTAGTATAACCTTAACCCCAAGTTTATTAAAGGGAAAATCAAATACAGCCCACAACAAATCTTTATTAAGCCAATTTGGAACTATTGAAGCTACATGCATCATGCAGGATTTATCCATTATGTTGTCGTAACCTACAACAGCCTTTATTTGACCGTCTATTTCTTGCCCTATGAACCTAGCATAACTGCTAAATTGCATACCTAAAACACCTGTAATCCAACCTCTTAAATGCTCTTGATTATCAGTAACAACCCTACGCATTAAAGAACGCCACCTTTTTCCATTACATAATCGGTAGAAGTCCATTTAAAATCAATACCTTGTGAAGCTATGGACAAGTTTACAGAACCTGAAAACCCTAGTCCAGTTACTCCATACCATGTTTTTGTAACAATGTCGCCAGCACTCCACAAAGCACCATCCCAAACAGATACATCCCAAACCCCGCCTACTGTAGAAGCTGGGTTAAATGTAAGTGTTCCAAATTTAGTTTGAGGCTCAAAATCGGTGCTAATATTGACTGCTGTAGTAGGCACGCCATTGTTTGATTGGAATATTGGGCGAACCATAGTAAAGCGTTTTAACTGTCCTGGGCTTTCAAAATAGCTATATGCTTGTTGAGCAGCAGCTTGAATATTAGTGCCATTATCTGAGTTTCCTTGGTAAAAATTGGCTACATAGCCATCGCCACCAAAGTAAATTTCGTTAGCTCCAGATGTTTCCCAACAATAAGCCTCAAGTCCTGTAAACCTAGCCCAAGACTTAGTAATGGTGTGCATGACATATTGTTCCATTCCACCATTAATAGGAATGTTTAATATGAGCATATTTTCACTAGCAAAGTAGTTAATTTGCCAACCAAAACTAGCATAATAAGTTGTTGCTGCTTGACTTACAGCGTAATAAATTTTGTCTGTAAGGTTAATTCTAGGGTCTAGGCGGCTAGACTGAAGTGCAGAAGCAAGAGGCACAAGGCCGTCTTGAGTTAACAAAAGAAGGTCGCCAGACCATTTAAAGAAGCATTTACGGTTAAATGTTTGACCTAATTGCCAAACACCTTTTAGCAACCAAGTGGCTGCTGTAGTAGGGTCTGTTCCGTTATAAACCATCACTTCGCCCATGCTAGTTACAAACACGGCATAGTCATCAGCGCCTTGCCCTGCATCAAGAGTCCAAGTACCCATTGCTTGTAAATAACCACCATTACGAGCAATACCACCAAAATCAATAGATGTTGCAGCGCCACTAAAAGCGTTTACATCCAAATACCATATTTTCATGGTGTCTTTTTGCGTAAACCATAAGCGGTTTTTAAACAAATTGACATTAATAAAAGATGAAGAATCTACGCCTGTAATACCTACTGTGGTGTAAGTTCCTACAGGTGAGGCATTGCCGCTTGGAGCAGTTGCCATTGTGTATGTAAGCGTACTTGCACCTGTTCTTGTAATAACATAAGTGCCATTAAATTCAGTAGGAGAAGCGCCAGAAACAGTTATTCTATTGCCAGTAACTAATCCATGAGGCGCAGCCGTTGTCATGGTGGCTGTAAGGTTTCCTGTGCCACCCCTAGTAATAGTGCTAATTGTTTGAGCAGTAGTGGTTGTAGCTATAAAAAACCATCTTGTGCCGTCATAAACCATCGTAGGGTCTTGACCATTACAAGCTATTAAATAATCGCCACCAGCATTAGAAAAGTTTACAAATTGCAGTTTACTGTTTGTAAGACCAGAAAACGCTTGAGTTGCGGTGCTTGTTGAGGCATCCCAAATCTTTGTTTCTGCTGCGGCAAATAAGGTATTAGTGCCATTTTTCTTGGCATAATTCATTAGGCTATAAACCTTACCTGTAATGCCTGTAGAGGTTTTTGCATAGCCTTTTCTAAGACTTACATCGGTAGGCGTAGGAAAGAAATTAATAAGCTGTACGGCATCCGTTGGGGACATATTTGCCAACGAATCCCTAGCGTTCCAACCGCCTATGGGGGCAGGAATACTAGCAGTATTAGCTGTAAACTTTTTTGGCTGTGATAGCAACATAATTAGCTTCCATAACCAGTATCAGGAATATTAGCGTAGCCAATAAGTACCTTAGATGGGTATGGTGCAAAACTAAGATTAGGCGCACCTTTATCATTAGCTTTAGCAATAGTTAAAAAACGCTGATAATCTTGCATTAATGCAGTTGTGTCAAAAGACTTAACTTGGAAATACTTGAGTTTGGCATAAAGCGTCATAATGCGGTCATCAAACACAGTTGTGTCTGTGTCGGCAGTAAAGCTATTTTTAATAGCACCAGCAGCGCTTCTTGCCCAACCTTTACTTCTATATTCCCAACCTAAATATTCTTGGGTATTCATAATAGGCCATATTTGGAATTGGTTATCTAGTATTCTCCAGCGCACTCTTGGGCCTGTGGAGATATAACCAGACTTTAACCATTGCCATTGCTGCGCATCTTCAGGGCCTAACATTTCCCAATGTTTAGTTTTGTCCCAATGGGTGCGGTCTGTAATGGTTTCAAAGTCAGGCGGTAAATCATAAGCGGTTTGGGCGCAGACAACAGACTGCACTCCATCACCACTAGCCATTTGGCTCATTACTACTACTTTTGTAGTGTTATTGGCGGAAACTACATAAGTGTCTTGAGGAATGTTATAGCCTTGAAGTTGCCATTGGCTATCAACATTACTTAAATCTGTGCCAGCCTCAAAAGTCAAGTTATACGAACCATTGACAGTTGTGGCGTTGGCGGTTAAAGATTGAGTGTAGAAACGATATTGCACTTGCAAGGCTTGCCAATCATGCTCTTTGAGCAATTCATAGCCAGCACCATTCATCAACGCAAGAATTTGTTGCACATCTTGTGATGGATTTCCAATGACATAGGAGGGAACAGCCAGGTTTAACTCTGCTGTGGTTTGCTGCACAAGTTGCAACATCGTTTGGGACATATTAAGCCTCGGCTACTTTGGTTTTGCGTGTTTTTGGGGTCTTTTCCGCAACAGCCGCAAGTAGCGCTGACATCTGCTCTTGCATAGCAGCCAGCTT